CCCTTACAAGAGCAAATCATTACAGACTTCTTACTATTCATTGCTATTGGATTAACTTAAAATGTCTTTAAGTCCTTTTTGTCCCAATTTAATTCTTCAAGGGTTTAAATGGAAAAAAATATAAAATTTATTGTTTATCATACAAAAACATTGATAGAAGATTGAAAATGAAGACTAGATTAGAGACTTTAAATTTAAATTATACATTTTACGACGGGGTAGATTCAAATGATAAGAGAATGCATCCAGATAAACGTTATCAATGTTGGTCATGTATGTATGGGCATCTTGATATGATTCAAATGTTTTATAATGATCCTAATATTGATTATGGGATTTTTTGCGAAGACGATATTTATATTCGTAAAGATTTTAAACAATTGATTCCGCAAATAATAAATGATTTTAAATGTTTACATTTAGATGTTTTACTATTAGGATATCTAGTAACATTTAAAATTCAAGAATATTATAATGGTTTTCAGTTAAAAGATAATAATTTTAAATCAGATAATTTTAAATATCATAATTTTCCAGATGATCTTTGGGGTACACAAATGTATATGTTATCAAAGGAAAATGCTAAAAAAATATTAGAAAAATATAGCGAGTCGTCCAATTATTCAATAAAAAGTACATTAGATTCATCTTTAACTCCATTTAGTGCTGATTGGACAATAACAAAAGATGGTAATAGAGCTTTAATAATGCCATGTTTAGCTGTAGAAACTTATGATAAAGAATATCAACATTATGGTCAGAATAAATTTCATAAATTATCTAATGAAACTCAATATGATAAAAATATACATATTTAATTTTTTCCACTTTAGGGAAAGGTTAAAACGAAGTAAGATCCAAACTTTCTTTCGATATTATATATAATAAATATAATATATAATATTTATTTATTTGAAATTATAAAGTGATTATAAAGTGTTTATTATTTATTATTTAAACAGTGGCAGAGCTTGGCTTAGGTTTCTCCGTCTTTGAAAAATGAGGAGACATATAACGCTGTAGATTGAAATAAGTGAGCTCATCCGTTTTCTTGAGCTTCAAAAGAGTTTGAAGCTTAGTATCGGGATTAATCTTACGTCCATTTTCCTTATCTTGAAGATTATGACTACGAATATACTGATTAATCTCGCGAGTTACATCAGTGCGTGCCATTTCACTTCCAACGGGCTTCTCAAGAAATTTGGCAAGCTCATCTGAAATCTTCGTAGGTTTTACGAAACCAGATGGTTGACGATTTCCAGACTTACGCTTGCGTTTAGACTGTGATTTCTGAGCAGTCTTAAGCTCACGAGACCATCTCTTTTCGAGAGTTCGAAATTCGGTCTTTAAAGAAGCAAATAGAGCACTTGCTTGATTAAGCTTGGCTAAAAATTCAGTGGATTGCGCTACAAGTTCAGATACATCTCCTCCCTCAACAACTGCATCAGTTGGAGGAACAACCGCATTAACAACAACGGGTTCAACAACTACATTCTCTACCTTTTTCTCTTTCTTGGGCTTAACAGTCTTCTCAACGGGGGCAACAGTGGCAACGGGGGCAACGGTGGTAGTCGTCTCAGCGACATCATTCTTAGATTTGCTTTGTTTAGGCATTCTATTATACTATATTAGTATGATATCTTTTTAAATAGTTTTCGGTCTTAAATATATTATTTGTTATTGCATATGGTTTAAAGTATTTAAAAAATAAATAATAAAAAAAAAATTAATTGATAATATTTCCCTACTTACGCATAGTATGTAACTTCATATAACCAAGGCAAAGCAGTAGCAGCATCATTATTTACTAAAGTTAAAGCACTTAAAATATAATACGCACCTAAACATTTATTATCTTTGTCAATTCCAGTATTAACCATTTTTTCCATAACTTCTAATATTGCTTTACGTATATGGTCAATATTTTCAATAATTTGTAAATTAGGAAGTCTATTGAAAGGATTTCCGGATGGAAAGCAAATCGCTTTTTTGGTTTCTATAGAAATATTGGCTCTATATTCCCATATATCAATAAGTTCTCTCATAAATTTAATTAATTGTGTTCTATTTAATGATAAAAACCATTGTGCATTTGAATAATTTCCTAATGCATCAATATTTTGAAATAAAGTAACTGTTTTTAATTCGATATATTTTTTATCTGTCACCTCATGTGAAATATCAGTTATTTTTGTCAATATTTTTATTTTTAAAACGTTACTAATACGTAATAATGAACGCATATTTTGAATAACTTTTGGAGGTAGAGGTTGTTGATTAAATGGATTTTTTACTATTCCATCGGTTTTATGAATTAAGTTATATAATGACATAATATCAAAGCCATATATAAATCCGTCATTATCTTTAAAACTAAAAAACTGTTCGTTTGGAATATTTGTTAGTTCATCCATAGATAAAAAGTCAAAATTATTTGTGCATTTACTTTTGTTATTAAATCCAGGACCATGTAAGTCAATATATTTTCTACATAAAAATCCACGAATATATTTTTGAATTTTCACAGCAAAATTGGATAAATATAAATGTAAATATATTTTTGATACCATTTGTTGTTTGTTTCCTATTATTTTTAATTTATATTCTTTTGCAATTAGTTTTAGTTGTTTTATATTATAATTGTATTTTAATATTTGATTATATTCTTGGAAAGTTGGTATAATTTCTAATTCCCCATTTATTTTTTCTATTGGTTTTGTTAGTTTAACATGTTTAAATATGTTCTTTTCTAACAACTCAAAATAATCATTACTTATTTTGTTCTTATGATCCATATCTATATATAGTATATAAAATTGTTTTTGTATTATTTTTTTAAATTATAATAATTATAATAAAAAAAATTTTAAACTCAATGATAAAAAGTATTCTAATTTAAATATATTTTACATTGATTTTACATATAAATTGTTAAGTTTTTAAAATCATTTTTATATTTAAAAAAAAATTGATTTAAAGATAAATCTACTATTATAATTATAATCATATAAGATGACAGACGCAATCGTTGACGGTACTAATATTGATGTTAATGTGTTTTCATATTCTGCTCCAAAGCCCCATTCTTCGGGTGGAAAAGTAGTAAATCTGTATAACAAACATTTTAAGGAATCTTTTACATTATCTACTCCTCTTATGCTAACTTGGGGTGCACAAGAAGGAAAGAATGATAAGAAAGAGCCTAATGGAAAATGGAGTATGTCACTTCAATTCCCAAGTGCAGAATATACGAATCCAGATGCGGAGGCTTTCTTGCGTTCAATGAAGGCAATTGAACAAAAAGTAAAAACAGATGCAATGACTTATTCAAAGGAATGGTTTGGAAAGGAAATTAGGAGTGCTGAGGTTATTGATGAAAAATTTAATGTCATGTTAAGGCATCCTAAGAAGGAAAAGGGTTCGGTTGAGATTGATGAGAGTAAGCCTCCTACTCTAACGGTTAAAATTCCTCAATGGTCGGGTGTTTGGAAGCCCGAAATTTATGATGAAAATGGAGAACCTCTTTATATTAATGGAAAGGTGAATTCTCATCTAACTCCTTTGGAATTTTTGAAGCCTAAGACTCATGTAATTTGTCTATTGCAATGTGGTGGACTTTGGTTTATTAATGGAAAATGTTCAATCACATGGAATTTGAAACAAGCAATTGTTCAAACACCAAAGCCAACTATTGAAGGAAGATGTTTTCTAATTCCTAAAGCATCAGATAAGGAAAAGTTAAAGTCATTGCCTCAACCTGATGATATTGATCCCGATGGTGCTCCAACTACTATTGTAGCAGATTCAGATGATGAGCAAGATATGACAGCAGAAGTAGAAGTATCACATAGTTATAATTTGAGAGGGCGTACTGTAGAAGCCGTAGAAGAACCAGTTACATCTCCTCCAGTTACAGTTACCGCTCCTCCAGTAGTTGAAAATGTAGAAGAAGTAAAGCCTAAGAAGAAAATTGTAAGAAAGAAAACGGATGCATAAATGCATAAATGCATAAATGCATAAATGCATAATATGATAAATGCAATAATATGATAAATGCAATAATATGATAAATAATTTTTTTTTTATATATAAAATAGTAAAGTTAGTTACAATAAAAAGATATAAATATAACTTTTTATTATAATTATAATTATAAATGAAAATATTAAGTATTGATATTGGAATCAAAAACTTATCTTTTTGTCTTTTTTCAATAGATAAAAATGTGACAGAAAAAAATATAAAAATAATAAAATGGGATAATATAGATTTAAGTGAAAAAAATGAAACAAAATGTATAGAAGTTGATAAAAATGGCTTATGTAATAAACCAGCAAAATTTATTCAAGATGGAAAATGTTATTGTTTAAAACATTCTAAAAAACATAATTATTTACATCCAACAAATGAATTAACTTCTTCTTTTTTAAATAAACAAAAATTACAAACTTTATTAACCATTGCTGATAAATATAAACTAACATATGAAAAACCAATTAAAAAAAACAATATTTTAGCAATAATAAATGAATTTATAAATAATAATTGTTATACAGCAATTACAAAAACCAATGCAAGTAAAATAGATTTAGTCACTATTGGTCGTAATATTCAATATAAATTAGATGATATTCTTTCTGAACATATAACTAACATAAATACTATTATTATTGAAAATCAAATAGGACCTATTGCTAACAAAATGAAAACAATTCAAGGAATGATTTCTCAATATTTTATTATGAGAAATAACAATATTTATATAGAATTTGTTAGTGCATCTAACAAATTAAAGGATTATTTACCAGATGAAAAAATAGATTATAAACAAAGAAAAAAATTAGGAGTACAAATATGTTTAGAAACAATTCATAATGATTTTCAATTTAAAGAATGGGAACATT